TTGCCGGAACTACAAGATCTTATTTACTTTTTTCATTTTTATTGATTTTTGTTTTTAGTATGTTTTTCTAAGATAAAACAGTTAACTTTGATCCCTTTAGGTGGGATCTTACCTCACTCGGTGTATTCCATATCAGGAGTCTCCTCTATTATGCGACTATGGTATCCTCGGTCCAACCGATTTTTCTCTATCAACGATTCTTCTGAAGGAAACCCTGTAACCATTTCCTCCACGGTTATGCCCTTGCGCCTCCAGTCTTTTATGTCGTCATCAGTATACCTATTGAACACCTCGCTCTTAAGATTCTTTTCATATATACCTCCCTCCTGCATAGCCTCCTCATACATGAATTTCAAGACCTGGTACGCTTCTGGGTTTGACCCGTATGTTCCATATGCGTGGCCTATTATGGATAAGATAAAATCAGGTATTTCCCTGGTCCTAGGTCCTGATCCATGGACTGCTCGCAGGATATAATCGGGAGTCTGGCGAAAAGGAACTACCCAAGGCTGGCCTTCACGAGTTTTGTATGGGTTGATAATAAACTGGTGTTTCAAGAATGTAAAACCTCGAAGGACTATGTAGCCATTTCGAGACTGCGTGCAGAATGGTATATTGCACATCAGATCTCGAATCTCGCAATTGAAGTGATATTTAACAAATTTTGCGAACTCATTTATGGAGAGATAATGCGCTACTCCGGCCAATGCCGTGCGATAACCATGATCATCTCCATAAAATGCTTCTCCTATTTCCTCATGCACTAATCGCTCTAATTGCTCTCTGTCCTCTGGGAGGCAATGGTGAATCTGATAAGCACAAAAGAGGCAAAAATAAAGAGCCGTGATCCACGAATCCATATGGGAAGTGCTATAGATACCACTTGGAACCTGACCGGTCACAAATGCCCATATCTCCCCAAATATCTGTGTGATTCTATGGATGACGTTATTCATCACAAAGTGGGCAGCCTTACGCTTCTTATCATAAACCTTAGTTCCTGGCCGCTCGTATATCAAGGCCAGTGAATAGTAGAGCTCTATGCACACTGCCAAGACTGATAAATCATAATTCTTAAAATCACCTTCTTGCATTATTCGATGAAATGCCTCTGCCTCGGTTATCTTCAACTGCTCCGCCAGCATCTGGGCACCCCCCCGCGAGTACGACTTACCAACCCGTATACATCCCCCTCTCTGCTCTATATG